ACGGGTTAATACCTTGTATGACCGTTTCCGGCAGGACGGCACACAGCGTCTTATGATTTCCATACACCCAACTAAACCACTTGTTTACGAGGTTTACTGCGAAGACGGGGTAGCCCCTTCCAAACGCTGGCACGATGATAAAATGATAGGTACTTTCTCCCTGAAGCTGAAAGAACCCGACCCGGTTAAGCGTGTCGTAAGACACCAGCGGTTAAACAGCGGCTCGGCTTCGGTAAGCGTAGCTTTCAAATCGGATAAGATGGTTAATATCTATTGGGGCGATGGTACGGTAGATACCGACGTTTACGGGGATTGCACCGGAAAGAATGCCATTAGCCACACCTACACGGATAACGGAATTTATTACATAATTGTAGCCGGGGTGATTGAAGACATAACGGACTTTGAAACTAACGGTATTGTAGTATGGAACAGATTATAATAAACCATGCCGACGGAAGCAAAACACCGTTATTCAGCAGGAAGAATATAAGCGCAGTAAGCAAGGCGACGCAAAAAATCGCCTTGCTTTCCGAGGACGTGGTAAGTATTGCCATAACCACCGCTACGCCTTTGGATTTAATGATAGGCGATACCACGCTGATATACGGCAAGAAGTACAAACTTAACCAGCTTCCGCAAATAACCAAGAACGGCGAAAGGAACTATACCTACGAACTGACCTTAGAAGGGGCACAATATGACCTTATAGATGTTCAGTACCATTTGCCCGAAGATTGCTACGGCGATACGTTCTACTCGGATTTGGGCGGGCATTTGGAAGTATTGATATGGAACATAAGCCGCGTATATCCGGGGCTTTGGAAGCTGGGGAACTATCCCAAAGATACGGAGTACACAAACTTTACAGCCACCGAAAAGAATTGTTTGGCGGCATTGCAGGAACACTGTACCAACTACGGCGTAGAATTTGAGATAACCAGCGACGGGAAGACCAACACGCTCAACATAAAAGCCAAAGCGGGAATAACGCATACTTTCACGTTGAAGTACGGGCGCGGGCGTGGTCTGTACCAGCTTAGCCGTACCAACGTGAACAATGCCGGGATAACAAACCGTCTTTTCATTTACGGCGGAACGGAGAATTTAGGCAAGAACTACGGGCATACAAAGCTATGCCTTCCCGGAACTACGCGCCTTACTTCCTATTTGGAAGACGCGGAATCAATAGCCGCCTACGGGATAAAGGAAAACGAGAAGAACTATACCAACATCAAACCGGGACGTATAGGAACAGTTACAGCATTGGGTACGGATAAGATTACCTTCATCGACAATACGATGTTTGACCTTAACGCGAAAGAAGCGGACGGGAAAACAACGAAGTATCTGATAGAAGGAACGAACGCGAAGATTAAGTTTGAAAGCGGGCAACTTGCAGGCTACGAGTTTGACCTGCACAGATACGAGCATGGAACGCACAAGTTTGTAATAAACAAGTTCCAAGACGAAAACGGTACGGTATTCCCTTCCGAAACTTCCGGCGCGTTTCAGATAAGCGTAGGCGACAAATACAGCATTTTAGATATTCAGTTACCGCAGGAATACATAACGGAAGCCGAAAATGATTTGAAGGAAGCCGGGACAAAGGATTTTGAAACCATGACACAGCCGCAAGTAAGTTACAAACTTGCACTAACCGAAGGCTTCTTTATTTCGCTTTGGGGCAAAGAAGTGGAAACCGAAATCCTGCACGTAGGCGATTTCATACCGATTGAGGACGAACAGATAGGCGTAAATAAGGCGGTAAGGATTACCCGCATAGAGCGCGATCTGCTAAAACGGCATAGCTACGACATAACGTTAAGCGACACCGTAACGAAAAGCACTACCGTACGCGTTCTAAACGAAATAGAGGACTTGAACGAAGTCATTACCATAAACAAGCTGGCAGACCCCGCAAGGGCGCGCCGCCGTTGGCTGGCTACGCAGGAACTTCTAAACATGGTATTCGACCCCGAAGGCGACTATTACAGCGAGAAGATAAAGCCGCTTTCCATTGAAACGCAGATGTTAAGCGTTGGGGCTAAAAGCACACAGTTCACACTGCAAAACATTACGTTCCAGCCGAACTATGGCGGCAACCCTAATAGCCTTTACGTTTCTTCCGGTACATTGGTTCATTACGCGATAGACCCGGACGCATTGAAGTTGTGGGGGCTTTCTTCGGCAACATTTACTAACCTAACATCCGCTACGGCGTATTACATCTACGCAAAATGTCCTAAAAACGGGGATAGCGGAACTATTGTACTATCCGCTACGGCTAAGACGGTAGAAGCGGAAGCGGGCTATTACAATTTCCTTGTAGGGGTTCTTAATTCGGTTGTTACAGATACGAACGGGAAGAACCCCGGTAGGCTTGTTTCATTGACTTAC